GTAGCCATATGACTATTCAAAGATCTTTGCAAAGGTGGGGATTGATTAAACAAGCAAGAAAGTGGACTAAGTGATACCAGTATTAGCCATACCAGTATTAAATAGATACGACCTCTTAGATAAAAATCTTGAAACAATTGATTATCAAATTAATGAGATATTAATTATAAATAATGGAAAAGAAATTTACGAATCAAAACGTAAAGATTTAAATGTTAGAGTACTTAATCTACCATCTAATCTTGGTATGTCGGGCTCATGGAATTTAACAATTAAACTTTATCCTCACAGCCCCTATTGGATGTTTGCTTCAGCAGATAATGAATGGCTGCCAGGATCTTTAGAAAAATTTCATTTAGCTTCTGGTCCAGATAACACTACTTTAACAAATGAAGGTTGGGGATGTTTTTCTGTTGGAGAAAATGTTATTAGAGAAGTTGGTTTGTTTGATGAATATTTTTATCCAATATATTTTGAAGACAACGATTATTATGAAAGAGTTATGCGTTCAAGCGTAAAAGATGGATACATTGACGGTAAAATAGAAATAAATTCTTTACATGGTTCATCTCAAACAATTAATAGCGATGAAAATTTAAAAAGAAGAAATCATGAAACATTTCAAGTAAATGAAGTTTATTTTCAACAAAAAAAAGTTCAAGATTTTAAAGTTAATGGAATTTGGGATATTGACAGAAGAAGGGCTCAAGAATGGCTGCGATAATTGGTGTATTGCCTGCTTCAGGTAAAGCTTCTCGAATAGGTGGTATTCCAAAGTTTTGTTTACCAATATCCGAGGATAGGTCTTTACTGCAATGGCATGTAAATCAAATGTTAGAAGTGTGTGACGAAGTTAGAATATCTACACGCTCTGAATGGGTTCCAATTGTTCAAAGCATGGATATGAATGTTAAACTTATTGTTCGTGAGCCATCAACTATGTCAGATGCCATTAAGCATATGATTGGCAATTATAATGATACAGTTTTAATTGGTATGCCAGATACATTTATTTTAAATGCACCAAGTAATATTTATAAAGAAATGATTAAACAAGACGGAGATTTAATTCTTGGTGCATGGGAATGCACAGAAGATATAAAGGGTAGAGTAGGTCAGATACTTATATCTTCTGACAACAGAGTTATTGCTTCAAAAGATAAAGTTTGGGATTGTGATTATAAACACATGTGGGGCACTATGTTGTTCCGTAAAAATTTGATAAGATATGTAGATCCAGCTTTAGATCACCCAGGAAAACAAATACAAGAATGGATTAATTCTAATCTAAACATAACTGCTGTAGAACCAGGCGGGAAGTACATGGATATAGGAACACTAAGAGGATTAAAACAACTATACAGAGAGATGGAATAATGTCAGAATATCCAAACAAAGACTCATATCAAGCATGGGTAACAGACCTACAATTAATTGCTACTGGAGCACCTTCAGGTAACAAGATCATAGTATCTTGCTTAGAAATTATGGAAATGCTTATTAAAAAGAATGTTTCATATGGTGACTCAGCTCTTAATCCCGCTAGAATTTTTGCACAGTCTGACAATATTGAACAGATTAAAATTAGAATTGATGATAAAATCAACCGTGTAAAGAACAATCAAGGTTTTGCTGGAGACAATGATATTGATGATTTGATTGGTTATTTAATCTTACTTAAAATTGCCATTGACAAAGATAGGTCAAAAGGAGTATAATTAGATATGCCTATATATGAGTATGCTTGTATTACATGTGAGAAAAGCGAAGAAGTAACCAGAGGGTTTAGTGATCCAGAATCATTACCTGCCTGCCCTTCATGCGGATATAGTATGGCAAGAGTTTACAATGCACCAGGAGTTCAATTCAAGGGGTCAGGGTTTTATAAAACAGACAATGGATAATGCAATAGAAGTAGCAGGTCAATTTGACCAGATGAATAAAGTGGTTGAAGAGTTACTTAAGGGTAGCACTCCATCACAAATTGCACGTAACCTAGAGCTTACTCGTGTGCAGGTTGACACACATATAAAAACATGGAAAGTTTTTGTACATGATAATAATGCAATCAGAGAACGTGCCAAAGAAGCACTTGCTGGTGCAGATGAACATTACAATATGATTATTAAAGAAGCATGGAATACAATAAGTCAAGCTGATGCAGCAGATGCACTCAGTGTTAAATCTCAAACTCTTAAGCTTATTGCAGATGTTGAAGCAAAGCGTATTGATATGCTTAACAAGGCGGGAGTTCTAGAAGATAATTCTATGGCTGATCAAATCTTAGAGACAGAGCGTAAGCAAGACGTATTAGTTGGAATATTAAAGGATGTTACTGCAAGTTGTGACCATTGTAAATGGGAAGTATCACGCAGACTCTCTCAAGTTACTGGTCAGGTTGAAGCAGTAGTAATAGATTAATGTCAGATTTTAAAGATTTTATAGACGCTCTTGAGGGCGATGAATTTGAAGAAAAGCCAGCACCACTTGAACAATTTGTAACAGATAAAAAATATCTGGGTTTGCCACCTTTATCCGAACACCAATACACAATGATTAAAGCATCCACACAAATTTACAGACGTGAGACACTTCAAAAAATTTACGGGTATGAAGAAGGCGAAAAGATATTCAAACAAACCTGTAATGAAGTTATTTTACAATTAGGTAAAGGTTCTGGTAAGGACTACACATCTACTATTGCTTGTGCATACATGGTGCATTTGCTTTTATGTCTTGTTGATCCCGCAAGATATTTTGGTAAACCACCTGGAGATGCAATTGATATTATTAATATTGCTATTAACGCTGTGCAAGCAAACCGAGTATTCTTTAAGGGTTTTAACCAACGTATTGAAAAATCACCTTGGTTCCAGGGTAAGTATGTTGCTAAAGCAAACATGGTGGAATTTGATAAAGGTGTCACAGTTCACTCAGGTCACTCCGAAAGAGAAGCTTGGGAAGGATACAACGTACTTGTAGTTATCCTTGATGAGATTTCAGGCTTTGATCTAGAATCAACTTCTGGAAATGAACAGGCTAAAACAGCATCATCAATCTACAAGATGTATCGTGCATCAGTTAATTCACGTTTCCCAGATGTAGGTAAAGTAATTTTGCTTTCATTCCCACGCTTTAAAAATGATTATATACAGCAAAGATATAATGAAGTTATTGCTGAAAAAGAAGTTGTTCTACGCCATCATAGTTTTAAAGTAGATCCAGACCTTCCAGATGGTATTGAAGGAAATGAATTTGAAATGGAGTGGGAAGAAGATCATATTATCTCCTACAAGATACCCAGAGTTTATGCGTTAAAGCGTCCTACATGGGATGTTAACCCTACAAGAACTATTACAGATTTTACTATTGACTTTTATACAGATCCAACTGATGCTTTGTCACGTTTTGCTTGTATGCCACCAGATGCTACGGATGCTTTCTTTAAGAACCGTGTAGTTATTGAAAAAGCTTTTTCTAATCCTAATTTAAATGTAGATTCATATGGAAGATTTAGAGATGACTTTAAGCCAGATCCAGACAAATGGTATTACATACACGTTGACTTAGCACAAAAGCATGACCATTGTGCAGTTGCAATGGCACACGTTCATAACTGGGTTACTATGAAAATCGGGGATAGGTACAAAGAGGCTGCCCCCAGAATTATAGTAGATGCAGTAAGATTCTGGACACCAACGGCATCAAAGTCTGTAGATTTTACAGAAGTAAAAGATTATATAATTAGTTTAAAAGAAAAAGGATTTAATATTAAGATGGTCACATTTGACCGTTGGAACTCACATGACATGATGCAGCAATTAAAAGCTAACGGAATGAATGCTGAAACTCTTTCTGTTGCAAAGAAACATTATGAAGATATGTCTTTGTGTATTACAGAAGAGCGTGTAGACGGTCCAAAGATTCAATTGCTTGTAGATGAATTGCTTCAACTACGCATTGTAAAGGACAAGGTAGACCACCCTAGGAAGGGTTCTAAGGACCTTTCAGACGCAGTTTGTGGTGCTATATACAATTCTGTGGCTTTGACCCCTATTGACGTAGATCCAGAGGTTGAGGTATACTCATACGCTGGAGTGTTTCAAGATGAACTTGAGCAACTTAGGGCAGAATCAGAAGCAAGATTAATCAGAAATAAAACAATTAAAGTTCCAGATAGGATTGATATGCCATCAAATTTGCGGGACTATCTAGGAATAGAAGATGATGAAGACGAATTTCCTATTGACAGCATGCGTGTGCTCTGATAGACTAACACCTATAACTACTAACAAAGGATTAAAATGCTAGGCAATGGCACAATGAGAACTATTGAAGATGATCAAGATATTTATATTTCCCTTACACAGCTTTGCGAATATTTTACGCAATCTGCTGTCAACATGCAAAAAGAAGTTGAAGAGGCTGATACAAAGCATAAGCGTTATGCTGCTGGTCTTTTAGATATGATGCATACAATTGCAGATGAAATGGTGCAGTTAGGTAAGTTTGAAGCACAACGCCGTTTAATTAATACACCAGAAGATTTGCTTAAGATGCAGATCAAAGCAGAATAATAGAATTGGACCATAGCTCAGTCGGCAGAGCGGGGCACTGTTAATGCCTAGGTCCCAGGTTCGAGCCCTGGTGGTCCAGCAATTACAAACAACAACTAAGGGAGAGTATAATTATGAATATGGTATCTGAACCAATTGTAGAAGAAAAAGAATATGTACTTAATGCAACAGATCGTTGCGATCAATGTTATGCAGAAGCTTTAGTTCTTGTAAAAGGTGTAACTGGAGAGTTAATGTTTTGTGGTCATCACTATGCAAAAAATGAATCAGCTATTTCAAAGTTTGCGTATGAAGTAATTGATGAAAGAGATAAGTTAATAGAAAATAAAAATATAGAACCCCCACACGCATAATAAATGGGGGTATAGCTTAATCTGGTGAAAGCATTTGTCTTATATACAAAGGAGTCTGGGTTCAAATCCCAGTACCCCTACGGAACAGTAGCTTAGTTGGTTAAAGCCCCGAACTCATAATTCGGTAATCGTAGGTTCAAGTCCTACCTGTTCCACAAGGCTATAAACGACACAACTTAGGATGTTATAGTTACATATACACCCGAAACTCGGATGAGTGGCGTGTGAGACA